AGCTATGCATTAAATTATAAAACCCCTGTTGAATATAGAACTCAACTAGGGTTTCCATAATTACGCTTTTTTGTGTCTACTTTTTGTTGACAACTTCAAATATTAACGATGGCTTTATTTCTTGCATTATTAGACCAACCAAATTACAGTGGATTCAATTGGAAACAATACATTGAAGCTACAATGCAATATAATACACAACAATTATACAAACAAGCAATCTTAAACATACAACAACAAAAGAACTTAGAAATTGATTCTAATGAGTTTCAGACAATAATAAATAGGCAAAACAATCAAAAACTGAATATAAATGGTGACAAAATATCAGGTGCAGTTGACTTACAAATGATTGGTTTAAACAATTTAGTAAAAGTAGAAGGAATAAAAGAGGTAGCAGAAGATAATTCAAAAGTTAGATTTATTGCAGTAGAAGATGAAAAAACAACATTAATGTGTGATAGCTTAAATAATCAAGAGTTTTATATTAACAAAGAAAATATATTTGATAGATATTATGGAGAAAACCAGAAAGAATTGAGAATGCAAAGAATTAGATGTAATGGATTAGTATTAGGCTTAAATTTACCTCCAATACAACATCATTTTCATTACTGCAGAAGTACGATAATGTATTTGCCACCAGTTGAAAAACAGGAAAAAATAAACTATAATAATACATATCCTGAGTTTAAAAAAGAAAAATTATATTTATCAGGAGAAAGACATTATTCAAAAAAAGAAATAAAAATTATAGCAGATAAAATGTATGAAATTGGCAATAAATATACTGATAATAAATCTAAATGGAGTGGAAATATTATCATAAGCAATAGAAAAACAAACGCAAAACTATGGAATTGTAATATAGAAATTGAAAGTACAACTTCTCCACATGCAATATTACATGAACAATTACATGCTCATTCTATTAGTTATTATAATGTGGATACATATAAAAAATATAAAAGAATTGAGGAAGCTTCAACAGAGTTACTAACCAAAGAAATATGTAAAAAGGAAAAATTAGCTAATATTACATCTGCTTATGATAATTGGGTAGAAAATTTAATAAAAATAAATGACAAGATAAAAATAGAGAATAGTACTTTTGAATTTGCAAAAACTTTATATAAAATACCAGTTACCGATAGATTGGATTTTCTGGATGATAAAATACAAAATTATTTAGTAGGTAAGTCAATAGACGAAGCAATTGAATTAAATAATTTATTAGGAGAATTATATGTTTAAAGATGATTATATAGAAAAGTTGATAGAAAAAACTATAGAGTGTCCAAAAAATATGGACAATGAAGAAATAATAAAACTATACAATGAAGTACAAAATGTTTTTAAAAGTTTTAAATATAGCAAAGAAGAGAAAGAAAAATTAAAAAGAAAAGGGCAATTAGAAAGCTTAACAATGATATATGATGGGATAAAATAGCACTTACTAACAAGTAGGTGCTTTTATTATGGAAAGAAGGTGGAAAAGTGAACGATAGAGCAAAATATTTAGCAGTAGATGAAGAAAAAAACAACAGAATACAACGTATAAGAGAATGTTTTTCTCTTATATATGATGAAATAGATTTAAATTGTAAGCCATGTAGAGAAAAATCATTAGCATTAACAAAATTAGAAGAAGCACAATTTTGGGCTATAAAAGGAGTAACAAGGGAGGAAAAATAATATGTATATAAATCCATTTTGGTGTGGAGTAATAGCTACAGTATTAACAGAATTAGCAGGAATGATAATATTTGTAATACATTGCAATATAAAAGTAAAAAATAAATAAGTTATCAATATTTTAAATTATAAATCAAGAGCTAAGTCGACTAGCTCTTTTTTTATGCCCTAGATATGGCTTTAAACTGTCTATTTTGTTTGGTTAGACTTCCGTAAAAAGTCAAAATAGTTTGGTTATAACTCAGCCGAAAAAGTTAAAGGAGGAATTTCATCATGGATAATAAAGATGAAGAAATGAAAAAAGATATGGAATCTACTGCCGAGAGTGTAGAAAAAGTTGAACCATCAAATGTCGAGGAAAACAAAGAAAAAACTTATACAAGAGATGAAGTAAACAAAATGATTAATGCTGAAAAGCAAAAAGAAAGACAAGCAATGTTAGAAGAAATGGAAGCTAAAAAAGCAGAAGCTGATAAACTTGCAAAAATGGACGAAGACCAAAAGAAGTCTTACGAATTGGAGCAAGAGAGAGCAAGAGCAAATAAGGCTGAAAATGAACTAAATGCTTACAGATTAAAAGACGAAACAATTCGTCAAGCAAATCAAAGAGGTATCTCGTTAGGATACATAGAAACTATTGATTTTTCAAGAGAAACCGCTGAAAGTATCAATTCAAAATTAGATATATTTGAGAAAGTATCAAAGTCAGAAAGAGAAAAAGCAATAAGTGAGTATTCTAAAGAGCCACCTCCACAGGTAGGAGAAAGGGTAACTCAAAAAGATATAAGCCAAATGAGTTATACAGAATTGGCAGAATATCTAAACAAACACCCAGAAGTAAATTTATAAAAGGAGAGAAATAAAGAATGGGAAAATTTGATTCAAAAAGTTTTAACGAAAAAGCATTTAAGTATTCAGTAGATAGAATACCTAATTTAAAAACAAATGAGTTAAAGAAATCAAGAGCTTTAACAGGAAACGAAGATATTAGAAAAGTATTTGCTGATGAAGATGGTACAGCATACGCAAGAATTGCTATGCGTGGACTATTAGAAGGTGAAGCAGTAAATTATGATGGACAAACAGACATAACTGCATCAACAACAAAAACATTTGAAAGAGGTGTTGTAGTTGTTGGTAGAGCAAAAGGATTTGTAGAAAAAGACTTTTCTTACGATATAACAGGAGGAAAAGACTTTATGCAAAATGTTGCTGAACAAATTGCAGACTATAAAGATGGATTAGACCAAAATACAATATTATCAGTATTAAAAGGTATATTCTCAATGACAGGAGCTAAAAACTCAGAATTTGTTAATAAACACACAACAGAAATAAAAGGAAATATTGGAGCAACAACATTAAATTCTGCAACAAACAAAGCTTGTGGAGCTAATAAAAAGAAATTTGCTTTAGTATTTATGCATTCAGACGTTGCTACAAATATTGAAAACTTAAATCTATTAGAACATTTAAAATATACTGACAAAGATGGTATAACAAGAGAATTAGACTTAGGAACATGGAATGGTAAATTAGTAGTAATTGATGATGATATGCCAACTAAAGAAGTTGCAACAACATATGTAAAAACAGCAGATACAGCTGTAAAAGATGGAAAAACATATTATACAAAATCAGGAACAAATTATACAGTAGTTGCAAGCCCTGCTACTGAAAGCATAGCAAATTATTATGAAGTATCTGATGTGGCTCATACAGAATATACAACATATGTGTTAGGTATGGGTTCAATAGACTATGAAGATTTAAATGTAAAAGTTCCATACGAAATGGATAGAAATGCAGCCAAAAATGGTGGAGAAGATACTTTATACATAAGACAAAGAAAAGTATTTGCACCTTATGGAATTTCATACGAGAAGGCATCACAAGCTACATTATCTCCAACTGATGCAGAGCTAGAAAAAGGAGAAAACTGGGCTTTAGTAAATTCAGGAGAAACTCAAGAAAATTCTAGAAGTTACATAAATCATAAAGCTATTCCAATTGTAAGAATAATTTCAAGGGGATAGTAGAAAGGAAGGCAATAGATGTTAGAACAAATAAAACAAAGATTAGGAGCAAATTATATTGAAGATACAGATAATATAATACAAGACATCATAGCAGATATGACTTCTATTGCCTGTGATGCTTCTAATCGTAAAGAAACTGATAATAAATTATTTCCATACATAAAAAAAGCCGTTATATCTGAATATAACGCAAGAGGTTCAGAAGGTCTTTTATCGAGAAGTGAAGGAAGTATTTCCTCATCATTTAATGATATAGAAAAGAAATTAAGAATTGATGTTGCTTCAATAAGGATATTTAAGTAAATGTTATTACGAGATTTAACAAAGGTATATATATCAGAATATGAAGAGATAGAAGATCACGGAGAAACAGAGAAAAAATGGAAATATAAAGGACAAGCTTGGCTAAATATGCAAAATGATGTAAACGAGTTAGATAGAAAGTCTACTGGTGAAGTTGATTATAGCACATATAAAGGTCGTACGACTAGGGATTATGATATACAAAAAGGCAATGGAATATCGTTTGAAGATATCTCAAAATTAGAGGAGTTTATTCCTGAGTATAAAGTACTAGATAAAAATAAAATAGGAAGTACTTATGTGTATAGAATGGAGAAAATACAATGATAAATTTCAATTGTAATATTAAAGTAAAACATAATTTTAAAAATATAGATGCTATAATTCAAAAATTACCACAAACTGCAAAAATAATAACAGAAGATATATTAAAAAATATTAGAGGTTATGCGATAAGGTTAGAAAAACGGACATAATGAAGAACGGCATATTAGTTGAATTGGTTGATATGTCGACTAAAGAAGTGAAACGGTCGTGTTTATGCGGACCCTTCTAAATTTATGTCTAATGGAGTTTCATATTTATTTTTTGAATACTTTGGCACTGGTGCTAATGCTGAAATGGAACATGTGGGAAAAACCAAACACTTCATTCAAAGTGGTTACACAGAATGGTTTATTCCAGTAGGAAAAGTTGAAAAAGCATTACCATATCCAGTTGTTAATATTCAAGGAATGGACTTTTATATTGCTCATGGCACTAAAGCTAATCATTTTATAGCTGATGCCGAATTTAAAAGTAGAAATGAAAATGCAGAAATAGTAAAGAAGAAATTAGATGAAATGCTGAAGGAGGTATGTAAATGAAAGACTTAAGTATAAGAGATTTTAGTGATTTAGTTTATGAAAAACTAGAACTTTTGAAATATAAGCAAATTTTAACTAATCCAACTACGGAAAGTAAATTTCCATGCTTGGAATTACACACACCTTTGAAGTCGGTAAATTTGACAGAAAATGCATATCCAATCAAATCTACATTTCAATTATCTATTACTTGTTGGAATGAGAAACAACGTCAAGCTATGCAAATGACAGATGAAGTTAGTTCAAAACTTCAAGAAATTAATTTTATAAGGACAAATACCAGTCCTGCAATATATGACAGTATACTGCAAAAATACGGTATAACAATAACATTTGAGGTTCGTTATAATTCTATAACGGCCTCTTTTAATTTAAAATAAAGGAGGAATTTTAAATGGAAGGAGATACACCAAAAGCAACAACACCACAAGTTGCTATGAAAGCTGAAGTATCATATGCAACAACGCTAACGGGAGATAGAACTAAAATCGGTTATGTTCAAAAAGTTGGACAATTAAAAACACTAAAAGAAGGGCAAACATATAGTTCATTAGATTTAGACGAAGAACGAATGGCAAAAGGAAAAAGAAAAGCAGAAGCAGTTGATATTGAAATGATGTTTATACAAGAAGAACATAAAGCAATGGGAAATATAGCAGATGCAGATACAGAAATATATTTATTTGTTAAATATCCAGAATCAACAGCATCAGTTGCAAGCAAACCACTTGTACAAACAGTAAAGTGTACAATAGATATTGCAGGTCAAGAAATGAATGATGGCGATTTTATTAAAGACACAATGAGAGTTTTCAAAAATTCAAAAGTAGTAGAAACAGATGGATATCCAGTTGAAGGAGATTCAACAAAATTTTAAGAGAGGGTTTAAATCCCTCTCTCTTTTGCAAAGGAGAGAAAAAATAAATGGAATTAGAAACAAAAAATAAAACTGTAAAAATTGTGTTAAAAACGAAAAAAATCGTAGATATAACACACAAATTAAAAAGCAAAAACTTTGATGAGGGATTTTTTAAGGCCGTAAGAGATTCTAACATAGAAGATTTTGCAAAAATCTTGTACTCATTAGCTGAAGATAATGAAGGAAAGAATGCTTTTAATACATCATCAGATGTTCTTGACTTTTTTGACGATTACAAAGCAGAACACAACAAGAGCTACGAAGATATATTTAAAGAATTAACTGAGGAAATTAATAAACAAGGTTTTTTTATAAAGAAGAGAACCAAAAAGGAATTAGAAGAAGCAATATACAGTCCATTATCCGCAATAGATATGGATTCGGTTATCAAGAAGTCAACAGAAAATGCAATGACAAAAATTGCAGAGAATCAAATTTTGGAAGCTTAGAAGATTTAATTTTGAAGATAAAAACAAGTAGTAATTTATTAGATTTGATTTATGCACTTGAAAGAGCCTGCTATTACTTTGATATGAAACCTTTTGAATTTTGGAATAGCACTGTCAGAGAAGTTTACACATATTTCAATAGCAGAGCTATTAGAAGATTAGATGATTTCAGAGATGAAATAAATTTACAAGAAGCGGTTACAAATAAAATTCTAGCAGGAGATTGCATGAATGAAAAAACTAAAATTCTAATGATCAGAGATAGTTTTTCTGAACTCTTTGAAAAAGAAGAGGAAGAACAAACTTTGGAAGAACAGAGAAAACTATTTAAAGGGTAATTATTAAAGAAAGGAGGAGTGACTTACGACAGCTGAAGAAATTGAGATTATTGTCACGGCTAAAATAGAAGAAGCACTAAAAGAATTTAACAAGATTGTACCTGCTGTTAAAGAAAAGATGAAACAGGTACAAGAAGCGTTTTCACAAATTAATGTAAAGACATTTCAAAATAAAATGACACAGGCTACTAATGGCGCAAAGAAAAAATTGCAAGATCTAAAAAACAGTAATGATAAGAATGAAATAGCAATTAAAGTTACAAATGAAGATGCTAAAAAACAAATAGATCAAGTTAAAAAAAGTTTAGATTCTTTGAAAAAACAAACCAGTTTAAGTTTCGATCCGAATGACATTTCCGGAATGACCATAAATGGATTAGACAGATATAAATATAATTATCAAGAATTTGAGAAATATGCAAGAAAAATGGAAAAAGAAGCTCAAAATCTAAAAAAAATATTTAGTAATTCATTAAGTTATGGCAAATTAACCGGTCAAAATATGAATTTCAAAGAATTAAAAAGTAATCTAACTAACAAATCTAAACCTAAAATATATGATTCTAATGTTATAGAAAACGAAGCGAATAGTTTAGCTCGGATTAAATGATAAAGATATGGAGTTTGACCCTAATGTCTTTTCTGGAACAATATCAGTAGCGTCTGAAAAAATCGCAAAAGAAAAAACTGAAATAGAGAAACAAATGCAAGAACTAGCTGATAAACTAGACGAAACGCCGAAAGGAGACGCATACGATGAGTTAATCAATAAGCTTTCAGTATTGAATAGAAAAGCACAAGGATTGCCGGAAAATATCAGAAAAGTAAACAATAGCTTTCCAAAAGACAATTATGAAGTTAGGGCAGAAAACGACGATATATCTGCAGAAAGTAATACAATTAATATTTTTGAAGCAATAAAAAATAAAATTGCAGCGATAATTCCTGAGGTCCAACAGTTCAAGCAATCATTAAGAGGCACTGATACTAAAGAATTAGAGCTTGTTAATTATAAAATAAGTGAAATAGAAGAAAAGTTGAAAAAAGTTCAAAATGGTGAGATTCACTTAAATTCAAAAGAATTATTAGAGACTGAAGCTCAACTTGAAAGATTAAATATTAAAAAGAATAAGCTTGAAAGCAAAAAAAGTGGAAGTATATTTTCAGGAATTTCAAATGATTCAAAAAAAGCAGAAGCATCAATGAATAGACTTTCAGGCGTGACTATAAAAATTAAAAATCAAATAAAGCAACTTAGCAGTAGTGTAAAAACAGGATTAGGCCAGGTATTGCGTTATGCAGGAGCATTGTTTTCACTAAGAGGTATTTATTCTTTATTGAGTAGTTCAGCTCAGACATGGTTATCAAGCCAAAATGCAGGTGCAAAACAATTAAGTGCTAATATTGATTACATGAAATACGCCATGGGGTCGGCCTTAGCACCAGTTATACAATTTGTAACTAACTTAGTATATCAACTAATGAAAGCGATACAGAGTGTTGCTTATGCCTTAACAGGAGTAAATATTTTTGCAAAAGCAAGCGCAAGTTCATATTCAAGTATGGCTAAAAGTGCTGGACAAGCAAAGAATGCAACTAAGCAATTGGCTGGAGTGCATAGCGAGATAAATAATGTTCAAACAAATAATTCAGGAAGTAGTGGAGGAACAAGTGCACCTAGTTTTGATTTATCAAGTATAGATAATACACCAAATAGTATTATAGAAGCATTAAAGAATGGAAACTGGTATGAAGTTGGTACAACAATTGGTCAAAAACTAAATGAGGCAATGGAAAATATTCCATGGAATCAAATTCAAGATGGCGCAAAAAACATTGGAACTAACATAGCACAATTTATAAATGGATTTATAGCAACTACTGATTGGAATCAGGTAGGAAATACATTTGCTCAGGGATTAAATACTATTATTTATTTTGGTTATAGTTTTATTACAACATTTAATTGGGGAAACTTTGGACAAGCAATAGGTAATGCGATAAATGGATTTTTTCAAAATGTTGATTGGGCAGTAGCAGGACGAACTTTAAGCGAGGGAATAAAAGGAATATTAGATATAGGAATTACTGCTCTTAAGTCATTTGACCCATCAGCTATTTCTAATGCAATAGTAGAGTTTATTACTAATGTAGATTGGCTAGGAGTGGCAGGAAAAGCAATAGAATTAGCTTTAATGGCATTAGTTGAAGCGTTTGTTGTTTTCCCTATACAACTAGGAATGGCAATAGGAGAAAAACTCAAAGAAGGTATTGACACAGCAGTACAGAGTGTGTATGAGAAAATAAAAGAAAATGGCGGAAATGTTATGTTGGGACTTCTTGAGGGAATTGCTGAAATTGGAGATAACATTGGACAATGGGTAATAGATCATATTTTTCAACCTTTTATTGATGGATTTAAAGAAATTTTTGGTATACATTCACCATCAACGGTAATGGCTGAAATGGGTGGATACTTAGTTGAAGGATTAAAGAATGGAATTTCAGATTTGTGGAATAGAATAAAATCCCCTTTTGAGGAATTTGGAAACAATGTTTCAAGCAAATTTAATGAAATAAAAGGAAAAGTGACTGATTGGGCAAATAATACCAAGACAACAGTTTCTAACTGGGGAAACAATGTAAAATCAAAAGTTAGCGAATGTTGGACAAATGCTTCAAATACTGTTAGAGACAAAGTTAATACTTTGAAAACTAATATTTCAACAGGCTTGAATAATGCTAGATCAACAATTTCAGGCTGGGGAGACAATATAAAAAGTACTTTTACCAACCTTGGAAAAAACGCAGCAACATGGGGAAAAGATTTAGTGGAAAATATGGCATCAGGTATTAGAAATAATGTACAAAAAGTTGGGTCAGCAGTGCAAGGCGTAGCAAGTAAGATTAAAGGTCTATTAGGTTTCTCTGAACCTGAAGAAGGACCTTTAAGTAACTTTCATACATATATGCCAGATATGATCGATTTAATGGTTGCAGGTATTAAATCTAATACTAATAGAGTTAAATCGGAAATTGAAGATTTGGCTGGTATGATGTCATATACAATTAATACTGATAGAATCGTGGATATACCTCAGATAAATTCAAAAGCTAATGCACAAGAAATAAAATCAAGAAACTCAAGTTATGATTCAATATTGAGTGCAATAAGTGATATGAACTCTAATGACAATAACGATAGACCTATCTACTTAACTATTAAAGTTGGAGACAGAACTTTAGGCGAGATTTTATTAAATGATTTAAGAAACATGAAAAGACAAACTGGTAAAGATATAGAAGCAATAGTTGGAGACTAAAAGAGATACTTTAAAAAGAGTATCTCTTTTTTATGTCTCAGAAAGGAAGAAAATTATGTTATGGAGAGAACATGGAAAAACGGAAAATTTACCTACACCGTCAACATATAGTGCTGATATAGAGGACACAGACAAAGATAGCTATTCTAGTATTGTTGATGGTTCATTAATAGATAATCCGATTGCTGTAGGACTTTTAAAATTATCAATGAGTTGGGATTTTAACACAGAAGAAGAAGCAGAAGCGTTGTGTCAAAAAACATTTAAAAATCCATTCGTAATAGATGTAAAAGTTCCCGTTGTGAAAGGCGGATTCCTAGAAGGTGCAAAATTCAGAGTATCAAAAAGAAAAGTTGATATGATAACAACAGATGAAGGAACATCAACAGAAAAGACCAAATGGAAAACAACATTTAATCTGATGCAAAAAGAACTAACAGAAGCTCAAAAAAGTATAGTGAAGGAGATGAATAGCTAATGTATAATACAACAGATTCTTACAAATCTAAAATTTATAATGTAAATCATTTCTTGAAAGTATATATAAACGATGCTGAAATAGAATCTAAATACATTTTAGATTGCAGGCCTTCATCAACTCTATTCACAAATGGAGAAATTGAATTAGGCAGTACTCCGTCACAAACTGTTGAGCTAAAACTATATAAATCAGTTGTTCCAGCTACTATTAATAAAGTAGAAATAAAATCAGGGATTACTGGTGAAATTGTTCCAATCGGAATTTACAACGTAGACAAAGCTCCAACATCAGATGACTACACAGTTACATTATCGTTGGCAGATAACATGATTAAATTTGAATTTAATTATGATGGTAGCAAGTTAGTCAATGATAATGATGGTAAAGTAAAAATAATAAGAGTTTTACAAGATATATGTTCAAAGGCAAATGTAGAATTAGGATCTACTTCTTTTTTGAATATGAATAAGGTAATTGCAGTATATGACAACACAGTTTCTGCAAGAACATATTTAAGTTACATAGCTGAGCAAGCAGGTGGATTCGCTTTTATTGGTAGAGATGGAAAGTTATATATAAAAAGCTTTAAATATGCACTAGGCAAAAAAATCGGTGAAGGAAAAAGCATTGTAATCGAAAAGACGAATAATTTAAGAGCTAAACCAGTCATAAAAGGGGAGTATTCGCAAAAGACTACGCAAGGGATAAACTTATTTAAAATTAAAGATTATACTAAATTAGTTACAGGGTTAAATCAAGATGCAAGTATTGTAAAAACTAGTGATAGTATTACTGTTACTACGGCTAATAAAATTCATTCCGGATTTTATATGAATAAGACTAGAATGGCTGAATATACAAAGGGCGCAGACACTACAAAAAATTATGTAATATCTGCAGATATAGAAATTTCAGACAGCTGTTTATTAAGGTTTCGGATGGGAAGGCAATAATGTGTATCAACAAGTTCAAAAAGGCAAGTTTAGAGCAAAATGCAATGCTAGCACTATGACGCAGTCATTTGTATGCTATACGTATAATGCTGAAGTAACATTAAAAGTTACAAATTTAATGGTTAGCTTATCAGAAGATTCAACTTTTGAAGAATTTACTGATGGACCTTCACCAAATGCAAATTGTCAACAAGAAGTAGAAAGTGTTGGTAAAAATGTAAATATTTTACCAAACAAAAAACACTGGGAACAAGGATCAATTGATAATAAAACAGGAGAATCTTTTTCGTCAACAAGCAGATTAAAAAGCAAAAATTTTATTGGAGTTGAACCAAAAACAAATTATTTTGCGAGTATACAAAATAACGATTATAGTTTTGTAAATATAATTTTATATGATAAAAAAGGTACTTATATAAAAGACTATTATAGTATAAATAATGCAATAAGAGGAGCCAAGGCTTTACTAATAGCAATACCTGAAGATTGTTATAATATCAAAGTTGTACTTAGAAATGCGGATGACACGTCAAATATAACAATAGACGAATATCCTCAAATAAAAGCAAAATTTGAAAAAGGAGAGGCTCAAACTTCATATTCAGTTTATGGACAAGGTAGTGTAGAAGTAGTAAAGAAAAATAGCAATATTGCCACTATTTCTAATTTAGGCACTGCATGGGAATATATCGCAGATGGTACAATAAAAAATAAAGCTAGAAATATAGGCACAGAATTAACAAAATTTTCAATAAAAAAAGGACAAACAATAAAAATTAATTTAATGTTAATTAGTCAACCAACCGTAGATAGTACATTTTCTATTTTAGTAAATAACACACCACTGCCAGGCAATCCATTAAATTTAGGTGATTTATCTAAACTTCCATTAAATCAGATTCTAACTAGAACATATACAGCTACTGAAGATACAGAAATAAGATACAGGTTATATGGAAATGCAAATTCTGACATATTTGAATTTAAGTTTTGGGTTAATTTTGACGAAACATTAGAATATGAAAAAGCTGAGAAAGAAGAATATATTATTCCAGTACAACAAGAAATGCTAGAATGCGACTATATAGACAGTACTGAACATCATGAGTGGCATAAATTAATTTTAACAGGAACAGAACCTTGGTATTGTGAAACTAACGGAAGATTTGGCTATTTAGTTCAGAATTTACCGAAAGCTTATAAAAAAACAATTCAAATTAGTGATTTGCTTGGAAACGTATGTAATAGTTATATCGAAAAAACACCTTCTCAAACATGGACAGGTGTTCAAGGTTTTTGCATTGACCCAGGCGGTTCTTTAAGAATTTGGGATGATTCATATTCAAAAACAAGTGATTTAGCTGGATTTAAAGCTATGCTTGCAGAAAAATATAATGCAGGAAATCCAGTCATTTGTTATTTGAAATTAGAAACGCCAATCGAACTAGAATTAACAGACGAGCAAAAGAAAGTTCTAAAAGAAATACACAACATGGATTTGTATGAAGACTATACAATAATAGAATCTGATACAGAAATACAAGTTAATTTTGCAAGAGCAGAAATACCATTTAAATACTTCCAAAATTTTAAGTGGGGAGCAAAGTACAAGCTATCAAAAATAAGATATGAGGACGGAATCAGAGTCTTTGAAAAAGGCGATGATACAGGAAATACGTTGTATATTAATCCTGATAATATGTTTATAGTTGATCAAGATCAAATCGACAATATCTATGATGAGTTAAAAGATTTAGAATTGTACAGCTTTAAAGGAGATTCAATTGTAGATCCTGCTCTTGATATTGGTGACATAGTAGTTATTGATGGAAAACAAGTATTGTATTGTGGCTCTAGTCAATATTCAGGTAGATGGAAAGCTAGTATTAATAGTGAAATTAAATCAAAAGAGAGACAAGAAACAACAAGAGTTAAAAAGCCATCACAGAAGACTATTAACAGAAGAGTACAATCTAGTATTGATCAAGCTAATGGCAAAATTGAACAACTAATAGAAGAAAATACAGAAACATCGAAAACATTAACTAAACACGAACAAACCTTAGAAGGATTCACTAATACAGTTTCAAAAGTTGAACAAGACATTGAAAATGTTAAATCAACAGCTAATTCGTCTGTAAAAAAGGTTGAAGTGAAATATGCACTAGGTAACAGTTCAACAGAAGCACCTGCAACTGGTTGGAGCACAACAGCACCGACGTGGACTGAAGGCAAGTATATGTGGCAAAAAACTGTAACTACATTTGTAGATGGTAGCGTATCAGAATCAAATGCAACATGTATACAAGGAGCTAAAGGCGCAGATGGTATTGACGGAAAAGATGGAAAAGACGGTGTAAATGGTGAAAAAGGTGATAAGGGTGATACTGGTGCAAATGGAAAGAACGGTCAAACTTATTATACATGGGTAAAATATGCAGATTCACCTACAACAGGAATGTCTGATGATCCTGCAGGAAAAAGTTACATTGGTTTTGCTTATAATAAAACAACATCTGTTGAGAGTACGAACTATTCTGACTATTCTTGGTCATTGATAAAAGGGGAAAAAGGAGATACTGGTGATAAAGGAGAAGTAGGAAAAAGCGGAACTGATGGTAATGGCATAAAGAAAATAGATTATTATTATACAACGACCACAATTCAAACAGCACCAACAGCTTCAAACATAACTTCTACTAGTATACCTAAGTTATCTGAAACTAATAAGTATTTATGGCGAAAGGAAGTTATTACATTCACTACTACAACAACTCCTCAAACCACTGTTACTTTATTAGCTATATATGGAGATAAAGGAATAGCTGGAGATAAGGGAGCAGATGGCAAGACAACATATTTTCATATCAAATACAGCTCAGTAGCAAATCCAACTGCCTCACAGATGGCAGAAACACCTTCAGCTTACATTGGTACATACGTTGACTATACAGCAGAAGATAGTACAGACCCAACTAAATACATGTGGTCTAGGTTTCAAGGAATCCAAGGAGAAAAAGGCGAGAAAGGAATACCTGGGGTTGACGGAACAAACGGAAAAACAAGTTACTTACACATAGCTTATGCCAATAGTGCAGATGGAAAGACTGATTTTGATGTTTCAGATTCAACCAATAAAACATATATTGGTCAGTATACTGATTTCATAGAAGCGGATAGTACTGACCCGACTAAATATTCTTGGACAAAAATTAAAGGTGAAACTGGTCAGCAAGGAAAAACGGGAGCAACAGGAAAAGGCATAAAAACAGTTCAAGACCAGTATTACTTATCAACATCAAATACAAAGCAAATAGGTGGAGCTTGGAAAAATACACAAGATGAATGGGAAGAAGGCAAATATATTTGGACAAGGTCATTTATAACATGGACTGATAACACAACGTCATACACAACACCTTGCCTGGCTGATAGCATAAACAAAGCAAATCAAACAGCAAGCGATACAGCCAAAAATTTGGAGAATAATTATAGTACTACTAAAGAAACCGAGACGATGATAAAACAAGAATCATATTCAATTCGATTAGAAGTTGATACTATTGAAAAGTTCACAAGAGATATTACTTCACGAAGAGAGTTACATTTAGTTGATACTGCAGATTATGCAGAAAACCTAGTGTTGACATTAAAAATCTTTGGTGACACAGAAAAATGGAAAGAGTTAGTTCCAAGTACATCATTAATACCAGGATTAACAGTAGCACCTCTTGGTACAACAATTGATTTAATAGTTGACAGTCAAAGCAGGTTAAATCCAAGTTCATCAAAGCAAGTATTTACAATCAATTATGGTAAAAAGTTAAGAAGTCTTGGCAATGTTCGAGATGAACTTGATATTATTAATAACAAAGTTACTATTATCAGACGTATAGGATTAAATGATAGTGGCCAAGAATATGTTTTACAAACACAACAAACAGAAGAACTTGGTGAATTAAAACTTCCCACATTAAAAGATAATACTTACATATACGTTAGAGAATATCCAAACTTAGAATACTTCTGCAGATATATTACTGACAACGAATATATTAAGAAATTTGCAACACAAGAGGGGCTGAAAGAAGCAACAGTCGATTTAAATACTAAAATTGAACAAAGTAATAGAGAAATTATATTATTGGCACGACAAAAAGTAGGAAAAGATGAAATAATTGCTTCAATTAATATTAGTCCAGAAGAAATAAAAATACTAGCAGAAAAATTACAGATATCAGCAGAGAATGTCTTAAATATACTGGCAGGTAATACGATAAATCTTACTTCTAGAAATCTAATAATAGCTAGTAAATATTTGAATATTGATGAAGATGGAAATTTAATTTTAAATTCTCCTGGAATTAATGTTTTTAGAGTTAAAAATTCAAGATATCCTAACAGATCTATTTATATAAATGACCAATATATTGGAGTAAATACGGATGGCGAGGAAAACTGTATTACCATAGGACCAATAAATGATAATGAAGGAGAGATTGAGTTATCTGGAAATGGGCGTTCAATATTAAGAGCTAGTGGGTTGACAACGCCTACGGTAACCCAAACTTCTACCGAAAGTACTAAGAAAAATTTTGAAATCTTAAAAAAAGCAACAGATATTGTAAAAAACGGTGATATATATGGCTATAACCTAAAAATAGAAAACGATACCGATAAGAAACATTATGGATTTGTAATAGCTGATGAAGGTGGAAATTTTAAAACACCTGAAGAACTTATTTCAAAAACAGGAAAAGGAATAGATACTTATTCAATGATATCTGTTTTATGGAAAGCTTGTCAAGAATTAATTATTAAGGTTGAACAATTGGAAAACAATATGAAATAGTTGAAAAACTAGTAAATATTTGGTAATATAACAAAAAGGAGAACAGATATGAAAAAGTTTATCAAAATTTTACTAGGCATTATAGGTGTCGGAACTATAACAACAGCAGGAGTAATTACAGGCAATAAAATAATAGAAAATAAGGAAGGTAATAATCAGATGGCTAATATTGTAGAAAATACAGTAGAAAAAAACAGAACAAGTGAAGAAAGTCTTAATGATGAAAGCATAGCTGGAGAGATAGTTGAATCAAATAATAATGTTGAGGTTCAAGAAACAGAGAATAAAACTGAGGAAAAACCAAAGACAACAGTAAACTCAAAAGCAACGGTAAAGGAGTCGAATGATGAAAAGCTTGCAACTGAGAGAGAAATAACGTGTACAGTAAATGTAAAAGAACTAGCCGAAAATCAAAACTGGAAGGAAAATAGTACATTAAATACTATAGAGATAAGAGCTGATGGTAAAACAATATACAAAAATACAAACGTTGACTACGAGAACAATGATTTTTTAACTATACCAATAAAAGGGACAGGAGAAAAAATAATTACTTTAATTGCTGGTGGGGGAACTATTTGTAAGAAAGATTTAAATTTCAACACACAAACTAGTATTTCCTTACCATAATAAACAAAAAAACACTTACGTAAGTAGGTGTTTTTTTATGCAATAAAATTTCAAAATACTTCTTGACATTTGTATCACACTACAATATAACAGTATCACGATACAGAGAGGAGGTATTAAAAATAGAAAATAAAAGTAGAGCCGATTATTTTAGAGAAAGAAGGAAAAATAGAAAAGCTTTTAATGTATTATTACCAAAAGATAAATACGATTTTATTGATAAGAAATTAAAAGAAAAAAACAAAACTAAAACAGAATGGCTTTTAGAAAAAATTGAAGAAGAAATAAAAAAATAGGATAATGTGTCCATCGCCAAACTTTCACATTATCCACCTAATAAGAACTGAAGTCCTTACAAATTAATTGTATCACAGTAAGGACCAAAGTTCAAGTAAATGAATGGAGGTCTTTTTATTATGGAAATAAAAGAAAAAGTAGAACAATATTATGCAGGAATGGGAATAGAAGTTGATAACAACTACATAGAAAGCATATTAAAAGATAGCGAAAGAACTAGTAAATTTGTAAGACTTTATGAGGAAGAGAAAGTGAATACAATGAATTATATTTTAGGAAAACCTCAAGACAATAATTGTTTCACGCAATTTGAACTTGAAGCAATGAGTACTATTAACTTATTCAATAGAAAAGTAGTAGAAATCTGTAAGAATATATATGCAACAGAAATTTTAGGAGGTGCAAGATAATGAATGGTTTAATGATATTTAAAAATGAAGAATTTGGAGAAATTAGAAGTTTAGAAATAAATAATGAACCATATTTTGTTGGAAAAGAAATTGCAACAGTACTTGGCTATGAAAGAGCTGATAATGCTATAAGACAACATGTTGACGAAGAAGATAAGCTGATGCACCAAATTAGTGCATCAGGTCAAAATAGAAATATGACTTTAATAAATGAAAGTGGTTTATATAGTTTAATAATGTCAAGTAAGCTACCAAATGCAAAGAAATTCAAAAAATGGGTAACAAGTGAAGTCCTACCAGCAATAAGAAAGACAGGAGGATACATAGCAGGAGAAGAAACAATGACAGAAGATGAATTAATATTAAAAGCTATGAATGTATTAAATACCAAAGTAGAGAATTTAAAAGCAGAAAATCAAAGTTTACTTGTTGAGAATGACAGAAAAGACCAAATTATCGGAGAACTAAAGCCTAAGGCAGATTATACAGATAGAATATTACAATGTGATGATTTAACAAAAACAAATGTAATAGCTTGTGATTATGGATTTTCAACAATAGAGTTTAATAAAATATTAAATAAATTTGGTATTCAATACAAACAAGGTAAAGACTGGTTACTGTATAAGAAATATAGAGGAAAAGGATATACACAAACAAAGACATTTGAATTTTTACATACAAATGGAACGAAAGGTAGTAGGACAAGTATGATGTGGACTCAGAAAGGAAGATTATTCTTATATGAGTTCTTAAAAGCTAAAGGATTATTTCCAAGAATGGAAGAGGAACAAGTAAGTTTATATTAATAATTAAAGCATCGGTTAATGAACTGATGCTTTTTTATATAATCAATTAAAGAAAGGAGAGTAATATGATTCAATTCAAAAATGGAGAGATTGTAAAAAATGCGTACGTGGTTATTGACGGTGTAGAGTACGAAGTACACGAGGCAACGGTCAATTGTGAAACGCCTGCGAGCGCTGAAAACTTAAATCTATTATTATCTGATGCCATTAAACAATTTTCAGCGGTTGTAAAGATAACAGCAGATACTGCTAAAGGTGCAATTGTAACACTTTCAAAGAAGTATAAGGTTGGAGCTGGAGTGCTAGATGTGTATTTGAACGGCGAAAGACTGATAAAAAGCTCCAATGAAGCTGGAAACGATGGACATTATGTGGAGGTCGGAACTGCAGAAACTACAAGTAATCAAATAAAACTAACAACTGACTGGAACTTGAGTTCAGGTGATTATTTAGAAATTGTAACGAGAGGAGAGTGGAGTTAATGGTACCAATTTGTAAGAAAAAAAGGTATAAAGATATAACTGCTGAGTGTACATTTGTTAATTGTACACACGATGCAGGTACGATTTTTGTCGATGAGAAAAGGCATATTGTCTTTTTAAATGTAATGGTTAGATTTACAGTAACTAATGGCTGGGAAACTTTCCTTGAAATTCCTGCAAAGTATGCTTGTACTCCTTTGATAGCAGCTCAAAAAAGTTCATCGATAACCGCAACTGAATTTTGGATTTATCAGTCAGGTGATAAAAATGTTGTCAAAGGTGCATTGACTAAAGGTACTCAGATGGCGATTCAAGGATACTACATGCTTGACGATTTTATGAATGCTTAAACAGAAAGGAATTTCTATTATGAATGATACAGAAGTGAAAATAGCTCATCTTGAGGAACGAGAGAAGAGTAATACAAAAAGATTGGATGAGCATGATAAAAAAATTCAAAAATTAGAAGATACATATTCTTTAATGCAAAATGTAAATTATCGCATAGAAAATGTTGAATCTAATATTGAAAAAATTAATGATAAGTTAGATGAAAAAAGCGATGAAAAGGGTAAAAAGTGGGACAAGTTTATAGACTATGTCTTTTATTTTGTCTTATGCGCATTGCTAACGTATATTTCAACAAAACTAGGGCTTAAATAAAAAATACATATTATCTAACAAGTTATATTAATAATAAATAAAAACAGCTAGAAATCGATTTTAAACGGTATAAAATTTTAGGAAGGAGAAAAACTGATGAGTAAAAACAAGAAAAAAATTATTTTAATCATTGCGTCATGTGTTTTAGCAATTTTAGGTTGCTTGTGTGGGATTTTTATTCAAAACGACGAACTAAACAATTCTATTGATACAATTCAGAATGCAGTCAACAATGAAATTGAAAATCTAAATACCTATGAAATGACGGAGAACGAAGTTCAAGAATTGCCATCAACAGAAATTATTGAAAAAAATGAAGTCGACGAGCAAAAACTTGAACAAGAGGTTGAAGATGAGAGCTTTGAATTGCAAGGAGATATAGCTTATGAAGGCGATAGAGCACGTTCATGGAATGTAACTCTTGGAGATTATAAAGGTTTAACTTATTACTCTCAACTAGATGGTAGATGGAAAAATAAAATGTATTCATCTGTGGGAAGTTATAATCAGACAATAGGTTCAAGTGGTTGTGGACCAACATCGGCTGCAATGATAGTTACTGCTTGCAAGGGTGCAATAACTCCTGATATAATGTCTGATTTGTTTGTGAAATATGGTTACAGAAGTGCTAATAATGGAACTTATTGGAGTGCTTTTAGAGCAATAGCTGATGAGTTTGACATAGAATATAAAGAAACATCAAATATTGATACAGCAATTAGTTTGCTAAGAAATAATAATTATGTTGTAGCTTCTGTGGGAAACGGATTGTTTACAACAGGCGGTCATTTTATTGTTTTAACTGGAATTGACAGAGACACAATAAAAGTATATGATCCATACTTGTACGCAGGAAAATTTGAAACATCAACAAGACGTGGAAAAGCAACAGTTGATGGAAATACAGTTTATGTATCTGTACAAAACTTCAAAAATTATGCTAACGCAAAAGGATTTTTCTGTTATCAGCACGATGGCAACGTACAGGAAAATAACACCAAACCCGTCTATACTGCTTCATATACAAGATATGTAAAAGCGAACGGTGGTTTAAATATTAGAGCCACACCAAACGGCAAAAAAATAGGTGCATTAGCAAACGGTAGACAAGTAACTGTATATGAAACATCAGGCAATTGGTCAAGAATAGACATTGGTCAATGGGTATGCTCAACATACTTAGTTGCATCAAATTCAAGTAATACAAGTTATGTTCCATCACCAGTCAAAAGATATTCGACTGGAAGATATAGAGTGTCTGCATCTATTTTAAATGTAAGAAGCGGACCTTCAACGAAATATTATGCTAAAAGATATTATCAGCTAACATCTAATGCAAGACTTCAAAATCGTAGATTAGGTGGAGAATGCGACGGCTATCGTAGAGGTGTAGTTTTCACAGTTTCAAAAGTTATTGGAAATTGGGGATATACACCAAGCGGTTGGATATGTTTAGATTATTGTGTTAGACATTAA